CTGACAAAAACTTCCAAAGAGGTATCCAACTACTACAGATGTACACTTTGTCCTATGCTAAGGGTATTACTCCAAAGCAGAAAGAAAAGTTTATGTCTGGAGTTACAGCTTCACCCGCTTCGCCGTCTGCTACATCTTTTGCTATAGATGTAATAGACAAAGGTTTTAACCTGTTACCTTCTGTAGTGATGTACAAAAAAGTTGGGACACCTCGACCTTTGGTCGATATGTTACCTTCTCCTTGTAAACGAGCACCTCTTCCTGATGGTTCTGTACCAGAAGTGGAGGGTATCGTTGACTCTCTTCGTTTTCTTTTTGAAAACATCGAGGGTGCATCACATTACAATCGGTTCAAAGATACACACTATAAACCTGCTTTAGATGGTCTATGGGATGTACTTTGTGACCCTTATAACCGCAAGGAAAATAAGGATTGTTTTAAACCGATGAAGGCACATGGTTCATTCCTTGTGGGACGTATTGGTTTGATCCAGGAGGCAGGACGAAAACTTCGTGCTGTTGCAAATCCTGGACGTATCTTTCAAAGAGTGTTAGAACCTTTTGGTGATCGGATTTATGACCACCTTAAGAATCTACCTTTTGATTGTACGTTTAACCAAAACAAGGCCTTTCCTGTTCTTCAGGAAGCGCTGTCTCACGGCAACATGATTCACTCCATCGACCTCTCAGGTGCAACAGATTATTTTCCACTAACATTGCAAGACCACCTTCTTCGGAAGATGTACCCTACAAAGGAAGTTGATTTATTCTGTGAACTGAGCAAGGCTTCCTGGTATATGCCCCATCATGGGGAAATATCATGGAAGAGAGGACAACCCCTTGGCTTGTATCCAAGTTTTGGTGCTTTTGCACTAACTCATGGATGCTTACTATTGGGTTTACTTAACAAAGAATGGAATAACCAGTTCTTTGTCCTTGGTGACGATGTAGTGATCCTTGATGACCAATTGGCACAAGACTACTTTCAAGTTCTTGACTTGTTAGGTTGTCCTGTGTCCATCCCTAAATCTCTTCACTCAAACAAGTTATGTGAGTTTGGTGGAAAGATTGTAACCGCTTCTACTGTTATTTCACAGTATAAGTGGAGGGAGATTTCTGACGAGTCTTTTATTGACTTGGCAAAAATCATTGGTCCCAAGTCCCTCGCACTCTTCAAACCTCGTCAAGTAAAAATCTTAAAACGTCT